GGAGCAGGCGGTAACTATAACGAAAAAACTATATGTTCTGAAAATGGACAATTTAATTCAGCACCGGGCAGTGAATCAGCATATACATTATGTGCCGGCGGTACTTCACAATGTTCTTGTTGCACAACTTGTAATAGAGCCTGTAGACACGGCTGTGCATCTTATGTAAACGGACCTGGATTATCGAATTTCTGTGCCCAAGGCGGTCACGGTGGTTCAACATCTTGGGATGTTCAGTCCTCTTGTTATAACTGCCATATTGGTGGATTGCAGTGTGATAGAGGCAACTACAATAATGGTTGGGTATCACATAACTGTAACGAAGCAACTTACGGTGGAGATATGTGTTTCAGAGGTATAAACGCTGGAATGCACAAAGGATACAGTTGTTGTAATGAAATTCAGAACGGCACAGGAAGTCCTTCGGGCCCATATTCGGCGCCTTGGAGTGGCTCCGCAGACCACTATTGTGCAGGCGATATGGCTTGTTGTTCAGGTCACTCAGCATTTCCTGGCGGTGGCGGTGTAGGTGCTGGTAACGCTTCTACAACCCCTTGTACAGGTGGTTGGGGTGCAGGTGGATTAGTCAAAGTGACTTATCAATAAATAATTTTAGGAGATAGAATAAAATGGCACACGTACAAAAAGTCGTAACTTATGACATACCAGACGAGTTTGAACAGGCTGTCCCAACAAAAGCGTTAGGTAAAACGTCTACGCAGAGTTATGATGGGCCGTCTACTCTTATGCTATGGATTGACAAGGAGTCGCAACGCATCGAAGAGACTTGGGACAAAGACGACTATACAGACCGTCCTGTTCCTTTGAATCTTGAAGTCAAAGAACTTGATGCAGACACAGATGAGAATACAATCAAAATTGGTATGATTTTTGGTGGATTTGAAGAAAGAAAACTATATGAAGTTAGAGTTGGTCCTGCTGAAGATGACAATGTTGTCATAGTAGACCCAGTTGACCCTCGAATGATTTTCTCTGAAGATTCTGTCCTTAAAGACTATACTAAACCTTTAGCATTTAAGCAAGGCATTAATCTGGATAACACAAATACAACCAATGATTTTCGCAGACGTTCTGATGTCGAAGTTCGTTCAGACAGAGATGCTAAATTGAAGCAGTCTGATGGACGTATCGCTGAAGATATGCCTGAAGAAGTTAAAGCAAAATGGGAAGCATATCGCCAGAAATTGCGAGATATTCCACAAGACTGGGCCGCAGTACCAAACCATCTTATTAGATGGCCGACTGACCCAGACGGAGAGTATGATGACCCGTATCCTCGGGACGAAGACCCGGAGCATAAAGTTATTCGGGTTTCTGAGCGTACAGCAGATGATGATGCCGCAATGGCTCAATTAACGCCTATCACAGGTATTGATGAGTAAAAAACTCAGTTTTAAGTAACATCTTGAGGGCTTCCCTAGTGGAAGCCCTTTTTTATTGCATATAAATACTTGACAAGATGTAACAGTTATGTTATAATAGTCGTAATTTTAAGTTATTAAACAAGTGAGGTGAAGTGATGAAAAAGAGTCGTTCTAAGGCTTTCTTTATAAATGGTGGTGCAGGTCGTGTGCTATCATCAATCCCTGCATTGGAAAAATATCACGAAGAATCAGGTGATAAGGACTTTGTTATTGTCTGCGAAGCAGGAATGGATTTCTACAGAGGGCACCCGACCCTCCATAAACACGCATATGAAGTATGGCACAAGGGCCTCTTTGAAACTATCAGAGACAAGGATTCTGTAAGTCCTGAGCCTTATCGTGTAAACGAATACTACAATCAAAAATGTTCTCTTGCTCAAGCATTTGATATCGAAATCAATAGTCTAGAGGACCCACGAGACCTTCCAGTACCAACTATACAGTTAAATAAATTCGAGTCTGTCACTGGTTATCAAACTATTCAAGAAATGAAAGCGGGCTGTAATAAAGACAAGGCTGTCGTTATTCAGCCATTTGGCCGTACTATCACCAAAATGGGAGAACACCTCATAGATGGTACATCCCGTTCTTTTGAACTTGGAAATATTGTTAATATTATTGGTATACTCCGTGAGTTGTATACAGTAATTGTAATGAGTGAAATTCCTTTTGATGTTCCTGAAAATGCTAAACATCCAATAGCATTCCCCAAAGAACCTAATTTAAGACTATGGGCTTCGATGATTAATTCAGCGGACCATTTCTTGGGTTGCGATTCTGTGGGACAACATATTGCCAAAGCCCTTGACAAAACAGCAACGGTTGTTGTTGGCTCTACTGTACCTATTAATATTACCTATCTCGATGACGATTCTTTTGATGTCATAGATTTTGGTGCTGAAAAGGGAAGAAACTATTCTCCTATCAGACTAACTATGGATGATGAGATAGATAGGGGCAATGATAAGGTAATGATGTTAGAAACTTTGGATGAGAAAAGAGTCGTTGATTCTTGTGTAGAATTTTTAGGAGAGGCTAAACCATTCTCAGGTAATTTTACTCCAACACAACAGGCTCAAGGATGTGGCGTTGCACCAACTCCACAAGAACAAAAACCCAAAGACTTGCCTAAATATGATTTCGCTTCCACAAATCTCTTAGACAAGGAGTAATAATGGAAGGCAAAAGCATTGCAACAAAATCTAGATGGGCAAAGCCCTCTAAATTTTTCCCAATAGTCGTTGATGATTTTTTCGATGCTCCTAAAGATATTATGGAGTATGGAAAATCATTGCCTAAAGAAATTGTAGGTGATAAACCAGGTGTGAGGTCAAAACAACTATGGGAACTAGACCCACAGTTACATAATGCAATATTAAAGAAACTTTTAAGTTGCTATTATGACTTAGATTATATGGACATTTCTTGGAAATTAAGTAATATGTCTTTTCACAGACTCCATCGTGAGGCTGAAGCCAAAGATGACCCAAGAAACAGAGGTTTTATACACCAAGATAACAATGTACACTCTGATACTGGACCTGATAATGAAGTTGCAGGATTAATATATCTCACACCAGATATAGACCCAGATTCTGGCACATCATTATGGAATTTGAAGGGTGGTGAAATTGTAGAACCAAAAGGGGAATCAGACGAGAAAGACCATAACGCAAAATTTGCCGAGAAATTTAGATTTCAGAACTTCTTCAATCGTATGATAGCGTATGATTCAAGTGAATGGCACGCCGCAAATAGTTGTTGGAATTATGATGGTGAAGATGATAGATTGACATTGGCATTTTTTATAGGTGGAATATCTGTAAATAAATTTCCACTGAAAAGAATAAAAGATATGGATTATGAAATTAGCGAAAGGATTAGAATATGTGGATAGCAGGCATTGCCTTAGGACATAACGCTGGTGTTTGTCTATTAAAAGACGGTGAAGTTATTTTTTCTATAGAGGAAGAACGTCTTTCGAGGACTAAGCACGATGGCGGTCCACTGCTTAGTATGATGAAAATCTTAGACTATACAGATAAAATTGATTATCTGGTAGTGACCAATCTAATCACTAACCCCAACGATGTTCGCCAACATACCGTTCTTGAGTATACTAGAGAACCTTTATATCAAGGACTCGCAAGACGATTAGGATTAATCGAGCAACCAGATAGCAGTGTAGAGATAGATACGCAATCACCGCAGGTTATTAATATGTTTGATAATCACCACAGACTCCATTCAGCGATTGCCTTTTACAATTCTGGATTTGAAACAGCCGTAAGTGTCATTGTAGATAGTAGTGGCAGTTGCACACAGTTCGGAAGTGATAAAGAATCAGGTATATATTTTGAAACAGAATCTATTTTCGACTGTTCCTATACAAAAGGAATTAAAACTCTATATAAAAAAATGGGGTGTGACAAGGGAAGAAGTTATTATATTAAGGAAATGCACGATGAACAATTAGATGAAAAATTTATATTAGTTGCAGATGAAGGTGCTGGAATTGGAAAGGTTTGGGATGCAGTCACAGATTATTGTGGATTTCATATAAACGATGCGGGCAAGACTATGGGACTATCTGCATTTGGCTCTCCAAATCGTAAACTACCTGTCCTATTTCGTGGTGATACATCCAATAAAGATTTGATAAAAGCACAATACCCATATCGTACAAGTCTTAATATAGGTAAAGAAGAATTTGAGTTTTTAGATGATATGGATTGGAATGACGATTTATCCGAATCTAATCTTAGAAGAGATATGGCATACAAATGTCAGACAGAGACAGAAGAACAAGTTTTAAATTTAATCATCAAAGCATCCGAAATGGGTGACAATAAGAATGTTGTATTGAGTGGCGGGTATGCACTTAATTGTGTTTCTAATTATTATTACTTAGACAAGTTAAACGAACTCGGCATCAATCTGTATGTAGAGCCAAATTCTAGTGATGCAGGTACTGCCACTGGCGCCGCTTTACTATATCATTATATGTTAAAGAAAGAGAACAAGGTGACTTTGTTGGATGAGCCAGAGAGAAAAAGAAATGATAATCTATTCTTAGGACCAAATTATAATTATACTGTCAGTGACATCCATCAAAAAGTTGAGAAATATAACGATTGTTATGTTAATGAGTGTACAGCGGGAGATGTTGCCCAGTTAATTAAAGACAGGCATATTGTTTCTATATTTCAAGGGAGAAGCGAGAGTGGTCCAAGAGCATTAGGTAATAGAAGCATATTATTTAATCCAACGGTAGAAGATGGCAAAGACATAGTAAACAATGTAAAAGGCAGAGAATATTTCAGACCATTTGCTGGCACGGTATTAAAAGAGTATGCTCACGAATGGTTTGATATGAAGGGACTAGAGGAATCACCAAATATGATGTATGCAGTTGATGTTATTGAAGATTGGGCTGGCTCAATACCATCTGTGTTACATATAGATAATACGTGTAGAATACAGACGGTTACTGAAGAAGGAAATAAACATTTTTATAGACTCATTGAGGAGTTTCATAAAATTACAGGTGTACCAATATTGTTTAACACTTCATTTAATGTGGCGGGCGACCCACTAGTAGAAACTATTGATGATGCACTGCAGGTTTTAAATGATACTGAAATGGAATATTGTTATATGCCAGAATTACACATTTTAATTAAATTACATAATGGAGCAAGAATATGAGTCAGTGGATAGCAGGTATAGCCAGAGGACATAATGGTGGAGTTTGTTTATTGAAAGACGGAGAGATTGTTTTCTCTGTTGAAGAAGAGAGATTAACTCGATACAAATATGATGGCGCCCCATTAGCCTCTATGACTAAAATACTTGACTATACCGATAAGTTGGATTATCTAGTAGTTTCTCATACACAACCTGATGAGAGCCGACTAGATTATAGTGGAGATAATCTTTATGCCGGGCTGGCACGAAAATTACGACTGATTGAAGGTCCAGACCAAGTATTAGATATGCACAAATGGCACCACAAGATGCACGCCTCTTGTGCTTTCTATAGGTCTGGATTTTCATCTGCCGTGGCCGTGATAGTGGATGGGGCAGGCACATTTATTCCTATGAATATTAATAATGAAGAACAAATGGTTTGGGAATTAGAATCAATAATTGAATGTGCTTATCCAGATAAGTTTAAGACTCTCTATAAACATCTAGGTGGCAGAGGACCTTTTCCAAGCGTCAGAATACCAGAACAAGACTCTAAACGAGAAGGCGAAGATGGAACTCACGAATTAATAATCGATGATACCGCTGGTATTGTTAAAGCATATGAGGCCGTGACTCAATATTGTGGTTGGTCGCCCATCGAAGCAGGCAAGACTATGGGGTTATTTCCATATGGTGGATTAGTAGATTACTTTCCCGACATATATTCAGATGCTGGCGGAAGTGACTGGAAATCTACAGACAGAAATTTAATTATTCCTACATATCCAAATGGAGCATTAATAAATGCTGGTCGTTATAAAAAATTAAATACTACAGAAAAAGAATTTGAAGGTGATGTGACGTTACTTGATAATCGTAGAGATATGGCATATGCCGTTCAGACAGAATCACAACAAATGGTCCTTGATTTAATTCGTAAAGCAGTTAAAATGAGTGGCAATAGAAATGTTGTTCTTTCTGGTGGTTATGGACTTAATTGTGTCGCTAACTATTGGTATCTTGGCGAACTAGAAGAAGAAGGAATAAATCTTTATGTAGAGCCAGTTTCAAGCGATGCTGGTACCGCTATAGGGGCCGCACTACTATGTCATTATTCACTAACTAAAAACGAGACAGTACGACCATTTGGAGAAAGTTTATTCTTAGGACCGTCACAGGTACCAACTG